AGTAATACCAAATTAGTCTATTATAGAAGCTTATCAACACTCTTTGGAGTTTTTTCATGGCCAATATCTTTCAAACTACATATAATCCATTCGTTTCTGATATTGTACTGTCAGTGAACCAACACAAGCATTTGGTTCAACAGGTTGTCAACCAACTTGACAAGTTTTATAAACGAACTGATGTTAGGAAAATGGTGCTTAACGCATTTACTGGTTCAGGTAAAACAACAGTTTCAATCAAAGCGTTGATTCCGGAATTCATTCGTACATTTTACCCACAAAAACGGGTAATTGGTTTCATGGCACCTCGCAAAGAAGTTGTCAAAGGAGCATACCGAAACGCATATAATGCACTTAACAATAAAACAGTTAACGGTGCAAAAATTCGGGTTTATTATCAAAAAGACCTCGATGATGTGCAAGAAAAAATTGCAGAAGGTAAGAATGCTGCTTTGGATGGTGATGTTATTGTCATCTTTATGACCGCACAATACTTTAACAGTAATCATGCTTTCTTGGCTACAAGCGGTGTAGTAGACTTAATGATTGTAGATGAAGCACATATTATGTTCGGCACAATTAATGAGGAAGATACAAAAGCTGACAAAGGACAGCGTATTAAAGATTTTGTAGCAAAAACTTTAGACAAACTATCATCAATGACTAATACCGGAGTATTGTTCTTAACTGCTACTCCCACTAATAGTCAACAAATGAATACTTATTTGGGCGAGACAAATAACATTTATCTTGACCCGATGCCCCGCGATGTATTGACTACTCCCTTTTATGATATTGTTTCATATTTGGATAATGAAGATACATTGTTCAAGGGTCTTGAGTATTTTAATTTGCAATGTCAACGAATTGGAGAATTGATTAAGCTAATTACTCCCGATACTTGGAAAGAGGCTAAAGAAAATTTTATCCCAATGTATCCAGCAGTATTAGCACGTATTGGACGACGCGGTGCAACCAATGGGCTTGACTTTGACGTTTATATCGACCAAATTCGCACAGTTTGCAAAAACTATGGATTCAAATTGTTTATCTCTACAAGTGATGGTAAAGAATTTGATGGCGATACTATTAGCGATATGGATGAAGGAGTTCAGCGTGGATCTAAGGAACATGATAAACCCATTGTAATGGTGGTAATTGATAGTGGTTACGCAGGGGTTGATTTTGTCAAAATCAATAATATTATCATTGGGCGTGATCCTTCAGGTACTATTCATAATAATTACTCACAAACCGCAGGACGTGCGGCACGTATGAAGTTTAATTTTGTTAACCATGGAATCGCAGCAGATACTATTAAGGGTTATTCTTGTTCTAACGAACAAAAGCGTTTTATTGCCCAATATTATATTGAACATAGCGCCTCTATTGTCCATGTTCCAGTAGATAGCAAACTATTAAATGGTGACGTAAAACAATTTATTGAAACTGATACCTTTCGCAAAGAAGAAGGTGCTGCATTCATTTTGAAAAAAGTGTTCAATGGAGGACCAGTGCCTGATTTGTATCTTTCACATAGCACCACTGTTCAAAATGACGGCTACAAGCAATTCAAGAAAGATCACTGTGAAGTTTGCAAAACAGGCAAAGATGGACATACAAATTGTTTTCATTCAGCATGGGAAGGATTTCAGAAAATTATGGGATGCAAAATCAGTGAAGCTGAAATGAAAATGCTTTGGCCAATGTGTTTAGATGTTCATCACCGCGACGGTGATCATTTCAACAATGACCCATTGAACTTGGTGACGATTTGTCCGAACGTGCATAGGCTTGTAACAATGAAAAATCAGGATTATAATAATCGGTATCCTGAATTGCATGCGGCGTTGAAAAAAATTGCAAATAAAAAGGGCGGTCGAGTACCCAATGCTATTGCATTTGTTTAAATAGCAGTATATAATACACCCATGAAATACGCACTTATCGATACCGCAAATACCTTCTTTCGTGCTCGGCATATTGCTAGCCGCAACAGTGATGCATGGGAGAAAGTGGGGATGGCCCTTCATCTTACACTTTCAAGCGTAAATCAAGTTGTACGCAAATTTGGTATTGATCACATTGTATTTTGCTTAGAAGGTCGTAGCTGGAGGAAAGATTACTATAAGCCATATAAGGCAAATCGTAAACTTGATGAATCCGTTATGACCGACGCGGATATTGAAGAAAACAAAATGTTTTGGGAAACATATGATATGTTTACTAAATTCTTGCGTGAAAAAACTAATGTCAGTGTACTCAGGCATGAACGGGCTGAGGCTGATGATATCATTGCCCGTTTTATTCATTTGCATCCTGATGATACGCATTACATTATTTCTTCTGACACTGATTATATCCAGCTTATTAATGAAAACGTCAATCAGTACAACGGTATCACTAACCAACTTATCACTACCGAAGGATACCATGATGAAAAAGGAAGGTTGGTTCTAGATAAAAAAACAAAAGAACCTAAACTATTAGGTGATCCACAATTTCATCTATTTGAAAAATGTATGCGTGGTGACGCAACTGACAACGTATTCTCCGCTTATCCAGGTGTTCGCACTAAAGGCAGTAAAAATAAAGTTGGATTGATTGAAGCTTATGCAGATCGTACTAAGCAGGGATTCAATTGGAATAACATGATGCTTCAACGTTGGGTCGATCATGAAGGTGTAGAACATCGTGTTAGAGATTGCTATGAACGCAATCGTACCTTAATTGACCTTACCGCACAACCTGAAGATATTAAAACAGAAGTGGATCAGCGTATCAAGTCCGAAGTTCGTATAAATACTACTCCACAAGTTGGTGTACATTTTATGCGGTTCTGTGGAAAATATGAATTAACTAAAATTAGTGAGCAGTCTGAAACTTATGCAAAATGGCTCAACAAACCTTATAAAGGAAATATTTGTTAACAACGGAGTTTAAATGAATAAATCATTGATTGCTAAAACTGTAATTAAGAATCAATATTGGGTAGTTACCGACGGTGAGAAAAAAGTTGGTAATGTAACGGCTGAAGAATCAGGGTATAATTTAAAACTAAATGGTAACAATCATTTTTTTAAAACTACCAACGATATTAAAAAGTATACGTTAATTGAATTTGAATCTTTAAAGACAAAAATTAAATCAGACTTGCCTTTTTATAATTTTCCAACTCCAGCTAAATTTTATAATTCTATACTAGATATTAAACGTAAACTACATTTGTTTACCAAAACTAAAAAAAGCAAATGTTACTATGCGGCTGGTTGGTTTGTTATCAATCAACTTCAAGAAAACGAAGTAGTATTTTGTCCTAAATATATTTTTGTTCAACGGTATAAATATATAGGACCTTTTTTTACTAAAGATGAAGCAGAAAGCTTGATAAATACCTTATGATTCAAATTAAAAGATTTATTGAAAAAGTTTCATTAGTTGAAAGTAAACAGAGCAGAGATGTTGTGATTCCTATCGGGGAAGCTAGAATTTTGCGTGATGAGTTAGCAAGTATCCTTGTTGATCTTTATAATAAAAGTAATGAGAGAAAAGATTCAACAGAAGAAATTAAAATAGAGATTAAGGGCGGCAAGTTTAAATGAGTAGGACTAAACCCAAAGTATTAATGGAGATAGTAGATAAAACTACATATAAGTGTGATCAAATTGTAGAAGCATTTGGTATTTGGGCCGTATTTTACGATAATCAACCTATTAATTTTAAATCACAACATTACTTAGATAATGAAGCCACGCCTAAATACAAAAAAACAAGTTTCTCTAATCCAGGTCATGCTAGAAATTTATGTCGTAGATTAAATTCACAGTTTAAAACAGATAAGTTTACTGTGGTGTTTATGAATTCAGGGACATGTGTTTACCCAGATGTCTCCACGTAAATCTATTAAACAGTATATTACAGAGGCTGTTCTAGCAGAAATACCTAAACACTTGTTTAATGATAGTGAGTTGCCAATAGACCAACTTATATTTAAATGGTGGTTAACAGGAAGACAAGAAGGTCTTAGACTAAAAGAAGAGGGTTTAGCCGCATTTTTATTAGCAGAAATAGAATATTATGAATATGACTTGCTAGCACCTGCAGGTCGATGGCACGAGTATTTGTTAGAATTAAATAAAAAAATCAAATGTCCGTACTATATTGATGCAAATAGAAAACATCCAACTAGTGGGCTTAACGATAAACCACGCATTAAATTGTTTGATAGTAAAATTGCAATGATGGTTGGTTTATACGGTAGCATTCCAAATTACTTAGAATCTATAAAGGTGAAAAGATGACAGAAGAAGATAAAACCAAAAAACCAAAAATTACTATGCCTCCTAAAAAGAATCAGGCATACAATCAACCTAAAGTTCCTAAGCCAAATACAAAGGGTTTCGGTGGTGCTAGTGTTGTGCGTAGAACAGGTAGAGGTCGTTAATAATAAACACCTTCATTACGCATTCTTTTAATAAATGACAGGTATGAGCTACATATACCATAACACCTAACATGTACTGTACTGAATAGTCCTCGGTCATTTATTTCAGGAAGGAAAAGAATACTGGAAGTACTTATAGGAATAGTTCCTGGAGTAATGATTTGACCACCGCTAGCAGTAGTTGGATTGTTTTCATTGACATTATTAAACCAAAAATAATTTGGATATAGTTTGGCTGGTTGAGTAACAATCCATTCTTGCATTTCAGTATTGATAGCATTAATCCAAAATCTTTTGGTTTGTAGATATTTCGGAGTTACTTCAATCACAGGCTGTCCAGTTCCAATGTATAATACACCGTTGATACGCCAAACATCAACCATGCAAGAATAACCGGCGTTGAATGCATTTGTAATTTGCTGAGGAGTGTTAGCCTTGTCAAAATTTTGACCATCGAAAACACCTTGATAGGATATGTATAACATCTAGTATTTATGATTATGGGCAAAGAGTTTTTACAAACTGTCAACGGAATCTGTATCTCGCACGTTAATATATATGTAGATGCAAAAATCTACGTTTCATTTTTTATAAAGGAAAACCAAATGAAAACAATCGCTACTTTAATCGCTGGTCTTTTTGCTGTTACCGCTTTTGCTTCTGAGCCTGTTAAGGCACCTGCCGCTGCTCCTGCTGCTGCACCTGCTGCTGCTCCTACTGAGCTTAAGCTTCCTGCTAAGGCCCCTGCTGCTGCACCTGCTAAAGTGGATGCAGTGACCAAGCAGGACAAGAACGACGTGGCCAAGCCTGCAAAAAGTGAAGACAAGGCTCCTGCCAAAGCAGACGCAAAGGCTGTTGCGCCAGCTACCTCGACCACAGCTAAGTAATCTTTGTTTTGATGATGACGGTGACGGTACCACTGTTGAAGACTTAGACTTACATGCAGGTTACCGTCGTGACATTATTTCACCAAAAAAGATAGTACAACCTGAGTTTAATGATTATATTAAATCTAGGTTAGTATTATCTAGGTACTTAGCACTTAGAAAGTACGACGAAAAATGGGGATAATTATCCCCATTTTTTAGCACACAAAATGCTGCATTGCAAAAAATTAGGACTAAATACATCAGTAATAATCATAAGTTATTACTAAACAAAAGGAGAACATACAATGTTTATATTATTTGAGAAATTCATGAACTTGCTAAATCGGTTCACTACACATAAAACAGACCTAGAAAGATTTATTGCTGCCCACAATCCACAACACGGTGGAGATGTAGATAATCTTATTCGCCAATATACATATGGTAAAAGAGGATTTGTATAATGAAATATATCCGTAAATTTTATGAATGGCTAGCTGTTTGGAGCGAAGTTGTCTATGAATATCGTAAGCGCAATAATATTCATCATTACTATTAAAATGGACATGTTAAACTTCATCATGGCATTGTGTTATTTTTTAAAGTTTGACCCTAAAAACTTTGAGGTCCATCCGTAATGTGGCCCGTTACAGATGAAGAATGGGAAGAATTAAATTTCCCTGAGAAATTTAAATAAGATAAATATTATAATATGATTAATCCACTACTTCCATGGTTCAAGCCCACAATTAATGCAGCATTTTTTATTGATGCATTTCAAGGTGTCAAGCGTGATTTAACTGACAAGATAATTACAGATCCCACACTAAATCGTGCTGCTCATAATTATATCAATAGTCAAACAGAATTTGCCAAGATGCTGACTGATAATGCAGTTGATCTTGCCCACTATTCTATGGATTGTATTTCAGAGAGGTACTTTCCAAAGAAAGACTAATCCACTTTACGGATTGACATTACACACACATAGGAGAAATAAAATGTCAGACTACACACCAAAACTTCCCGAAGTTAAATTCAACAAGAACGGATATGAAATCCGCACAGAAATCCTCGATATGGCCAAAAGCCTTATGATGGAGGAATACCACGCTAAATTCCACGGTTGGGAAATCTCGGCACAGCGTGATGAAAAATCAGGACAGGTTGTTACTACAATTGGCATGCCACAGTTTCCTGGACTTGAACAGGTGCTAGCCACAGCAGAAAAAATGTACGGCTTTGTTAACGCAGGTATCAAGAAGTAAGAGTTCACTACCCAACGCCCCCGAAAGGGGGTATTTTTTTGGCTTGACAATAATTGGGCTTGGCTATACAATAGAATCTTAGACAGTTAAACAACGGAGAGCAGAAATGGTAACAATTCAGGACATCAATTCTACTATTATCGCCGGTTCTTTCACAAACGAACAACTGGATTCCATTGCAATGGCAATCAAGTTTGCCCGCAATCAACTAGCCGCAAAGGCAAAGTTTACCTTGGTTAAGGGTACTAATGTCAAGTTTACATCTAGCCGTACCGGTCAAACTGTGCTTGGTACAGTTGAAAAGG